ACATCTTTTAAATGCTCTCAAATGATAAGTAGAATTTACAGAATACTTCTTGGTGAAGAGGACTTACCCACATCTGATAGAAGTATATTTTATAACAATAAATCATATACTGATAAAGTTTATAACAAAGCTATTGATGATATGATTAAAGACAAAAATAGATAATATGCCAGGACATTATAAAACATGCAGGAAATGTGGTAAAAGATATAGAGGGGCTAAGTGTCCTTGTAAAAAGAAAAAATCAGGAAGATATTAATTATGTGGAATTTGTTTAAAGATAAAAACGAAATCAACGAAAAGAATATAATAGGATTTGCTTCTTTTGTAGTAATGACTTTATTTGCTGTAGCAGATCTTATAACTAGTTTTATATTTGTTGATGGAAAATTAGTAATTAACGAGGTAATATACAATTCATTCGTGTGGGTAACATTAGGATGTTTTGGTATTAGTTCATTTGAAAGAATTAAAAGAAAAATATAAATTATGCCAAAGTTTAGTAAAAATAAAGGATTTAACATGAAAAACAAGGGGAACTTTGATTTTGGATCAAAAAATCAAGGTTTGAATAAAGCAAAAGCAAAAGCTAGAAAAGATGTTGCAAAATCTATATTTATGGAAGATGCAAGTCATGAGGGGCTTATGAGTAAAGGTAAAAAACTCCACCAAGCTTTTAAAGAAATTCAAGGATATACAGATTACTAAAGTATGCTAGGTAAAATATTTTCAGGTGGAGCTGCAGAGCTAGTAAAAGGTGTTGGTAGTGTGATAGATAATCTACACACTAGTGGTGAAGAAAAATTAGCTGCAGAAAACAAGATAAAAGAATTAATAGCCAACTATGAAGTTGAGATGGAAAAGAACATTACATCTCGCTGGAAAGCAGATATGAATAGTGATTCGTGGCTAAGTAAAAATGTTCGACCACTAGTATTAATATTTTTAGTAGTATGTACAATGCTATTAATATTTATTGATGCTGGTAAACTTAACTTTAACGTAAAAGATTCTTATGTAGATCTTTTACAATTAGTATTAATAACAGTGATCGGTGCCTACTTTGGTGGACGATCATTTGAAAAAAGAAAAAAATAAAAATTATGGGATATTTTACAGTAGAAGTAAAACCAACAATACCAACTGTTGCAGCGGGACAGCATACGCAGTTTGGACAAAACGATCTTTTATTTGATTGGTACGCTTTTGATGTACCAAAAGGAACGTGTAGACTAATACATATAGATCAAGAAGTAAGACCTAAAGGAGATTCTGGATCAACAGTAAATGAACTTGATCTAGATTTATTATTTGCTAAAGCAAATCAAGATGGTACTGCTCCAAGTAGTATAGGTACAGTAAATTCAGCTGCATTAGGCTCCGCTGTTAATCTTTCAAACAACATGATGGGTTTTATTGTAAATGGCAGCTGGGAAACTCACGAATTACATTTGGATAGTACTGCTTACACGCAATGTCGTGAGGAGAAGTGTTCTATGTTCTTTAGCAATCCTGGACCTCAAGTAACTACAAAAGGTTATGATAGATATTATATGGCGGCTATAGCTGAAGGAACGTTTGACTTTAGATCTGGATGTACAATTAATAATGGCGATCTAACAGGACCAGTTTTAACTGTTGCTGACGTTGATGCTAGACTATTTTTAGCTGTAGGTGATACAATAGCTGTTACTACAACAGCAGATACTAGCGTTCAAAAATCAATGGGTATTATTAAGAGTATTGATTCAGCTACTCAAATAACACTTGAAAGTGCATTCACTACAGCTGTAGTAAATGATGACTTTGTATATAATGTAGCTCCAATAACATTTAGACTACATTTCGAATATTAAAAATAAATAAAATTAACTTAAATTAAATAAACATGGCAAAAAGAAAAACACCTAAGGTGAAAGACCTTAGACCAGAAACAATAACTAATTCACAATTAGAAGAACTTCAATCAATTATCAATTTACTAAATAGATCTCAATTAGAGTTAGGGTCTATGGAGACTAGAAAACATGAAATGTTACATCAAATAGCTGGTGTTAGAGATAAATTAAAAGTTCTACAAACTACATTTGAAAAAGATTACGGAACTATTGATATTAACATTCAAGATGGATCTATAAAATACCCAGACAATGAGCAAACTAATAAGGAAGATTAGTATTGGCAAAGATTATAAAAACGATGCAATGCACTATGCTGTTGGCCAAGAAGTATATGGTGGACACACTATTTGTGATATAATAGAAGAAAACGAAAAGTTTTCTATATATATTAAAAAAAATAATGATGTTTTACCTTGGAAAGACTTTAATAAAAACATGGCTGTATCTATAGAATATAATCTAGAATACTAATGAAAAGCG